TTCTATGCTGTAATTATTTTTTTGTGCATTAGCAATTAAAATATTTTCTGCATTTTTCAATACTTTTTTTTCATCAGTAAATTTATATGTAACACCGACTAATGGTTTACCTTCAAAAAAATCTTTAGTGTATAGATTAGTTTCATTGTATTCTGCTGATTCTTTTTCAATTTTTATTAATTGTTTTTCTACATCATCTTGATCAATAGATGTAGATTGTTTCAAAAGATTGATAGCTGTTCCATAATCTTTTCTTGCTACTGCTTTTTCAACATCAAACAATTCATTATCTCCAATAATTTTTTTAGTTTCTTTATTTAACCAAGCATCTCCCATGCCATGTATACTTTCATATTCACGAGCAGATTCAATTTGTTGATCTTGAATTTGTTTTTTTTTATTTGAATCAGTCTCTAATGTTCTTTTTACACCAAGTGAATTTTGTTCTTGATTATAAATTTCATTACTTTTTGCTTCCATAGCTTTGAATGAATTTTTTTTAATTGTATAAACATTTTCTGCTTGGTCTATATCAAGTAATGTTTCTAATCTTTTTTTAACTCTTTTATTTTTTATTTGAGATAATTGTTGTTTTCTATATTCACCAAACTCTTGATTATAAATATTAACAGATTGAAATTCATCACCATTATTTTTTTGACTTTCAATTATTTTATCAGATTCAGATTTCATCTCATAAAATTTTTTCTTTGCTTCTATTTTTTCATTGTTGTCTCTTTGTTTAATATAATAATCTTCAGCAACTTTAGCGACTTTAGATAATGCAGCAGCAGGTGTTGCTGTTGGAGAAACTTGAATACCAGTTGTTACACCAGCAGGTTCTGCAGTTATTCTTGTTCGTGATTCAAATGTGGGTATCTTTACCATTATCCGTACATCCTTAATAAACTTTCACCAGCTTTAGCATAATAACCAAGCTCTGCTTGTCTTGCTTCCATACGAGCTAAGTTACCTTGCATCCTTGCAAAGTTTGCTTGTTCAAAAGCTCTTGATTGTCCTATCTTTGCGTTATATTCAATAATATCTTTTTCTATTTCAGCTTGTTCAGCGTTACTTCTTAATATTCTTAAACCTGATCCCTCTAATGTTGCTCCTGATTTTAAAATTTTAGTTTTTGTTTCACCTTGAAGCTGAGCAAACTTTTGATCAAATCTTTGTATATCAAGTTCTTTTTGTTGCTCAATAGCTTGTGTTTCTTGTTCTTTTACTTGAGCATTTCTATTTTGAATAGCTTGATTATATTTACCTATTGCTGATGCTTGTTGTGCAGCTGCTATATCAAATACAAAACTCATTTAAAAAATCCTCGCATATCTATAATGATCTGAACCATCAAAACCATAATGTTTCATCAGACCTTCGTTTTCTAATCCTAACCATTTAGCAAACTTTAGACCAACTTTAAAGTCTGCTCTTACAGCAGTTTGAACTCTTTTTATTTTATTTTCTCTAGCTAGTCTTGCAAAATTTTTTTTAATAGCTCTTGCTATGACTAATGGATGATCCCAAACTTTACTTGTTGCCAAGACCCAACCTTCTGCTACACCACCCCAAATGATTTTCATTCCAGCAGATGCGATAGGTTCATTGTTAATCATGCAAGTATAAGCCAATCCTTGTTGTTCAAGTTCCATTGCGTCACCATCAAACTGAGCATCCTTATCCATAAGAACGTGGTTCATTTGACTAGCAAGAATAATCTTACCATGCTTTGAGATATAAGGCACTATATTTAGTAATTTATCCATCGTTTGTAACTAGATTTGGGTATAACGATAAAACAGTTAAGGGTAAAGGTTGAGTTTGCCTAACAAAGATAAACCCATCTGTTTCATAGTTTCCTCTAAACTCTATCTCCTTATCTCCTGTAAATACAGGTATTGCAGTATCCATATCATCAGCAGATGATCTAAAAGGTATTCTTTCCATATTACTTAGATCAGGTCCAACCTCTACACCAACGCTTTCAAATAACCTTAATGAAATATCATATATTCTTTTTGTTTTACCTTGTGATGTACCATTAGCAGCTCCTGCATCTAATCTCATCGTTTGTAGTAAAGATGTATAAGATAAACCTACTTTGACTTTAGTGGATGATCGATCTAAAGTTATAGCTCCTGAACTTACAGTCTTGTCAGGATGTGTTGAGCCATCAGCTAAAATCGATACAGTCTGACCTTCTAAATGTTCTAATCCTGTAATCGTTGTTGTGGCACTACCACTATATTCAAGTTGTGAATCTAAAAAATTAAATGTCGTATTATCTGTTTCTGTAAAATCATAATTATTTAAATATTCTACATATCTTCTTGTAACACTATTGATGGTTCTTTTTACAATAACATAAACTTGATACTCAGTATCGTCTGTAGGTATAACAGCTACGCTTTCACAAACTGCATTACCTGAACCAAAACTACCACCAAAAATTTGTCTATGCCAAGCTGTAACTTGTTGTTCTCTTTGATAGGTTAAGCCAATTAACTCACCATCATTTCTTGTCATCCAAACAATCTGATTAGGCTCTTGTTGATATGCCATCTGTGTTATACCACCTTCAGTGATATGTTCTGCAAGGATTGTCATATCAGGTGCAAGGTAACCATCAACGTCAAAGTTATAAGCTAGTTCTCTAATCTTTCTTTTTGCTCTTTGTAAAAAGAGAGTTGCATTACCTGCTGAGATAGCATCGACATTAGCTGCACCATGATTAGATTGTTTTTTAATTAATATGTTTGTAGGTGTAATAGCAACATCTGTCCCTCCCCCTGATACAGTAAACTCACCACCAGCTGTTCCAACAATCAAAGTTCTTGTTGCTGTCATAAATCTAATGGCATTTACTTGGTTAGATGCAATGGTGTAAATAATAGCATCATCATCAGCAATCGTTCCACCAATGTTTGCATCCATGTTTTCATAATCACCTGATCTTGAAAAAAATAAAGTTTGAGGTTCATTGCTTGTACCTGCAAAAACTAATCTTTGTTCAAAGAAAGTTACAGAGGATGGATGACCTGTTGTATCTGAAAAAGAACCTAGCCTCCAATCTGCTGTAGCACTTGCACCTGATAAAGCTGTTATAATTGTAATTGTTGCATTTGTTGTATCTGTAACTCCAGTTATCTTTGCATAACCGCCATTAAGAAAAACAAATCTACCAACGTCTGTTGAAAGAAAACCTGATCCACTATTTATTCCTGTTACCGCAGAAGCAACTAAAGATATTCCTGTGCCTACTGCTGATTGACCAGGATTTAAAGTTGTGTCTGTTGTATTTGCATCTTGCATTGGTCCTTTGGTAAAATCAACATCAGTCAAAGTCCAAGAGGTATGACCTGTTCTTGAAAGTTTTTCTACTTCGTGATTAGGATGAGTTATATACATCACGTCAGCAGACTGTGCATATTTAATATCAAATAGTTCTGCTGTTAAATATGGAGTAGATATTTCAAAAACTCTATTCGCTACACCGCCTGAAGCATAAGCAGTAAAACCTGTACCATTGATATTTGTGCCATCAACATCTGTAATCTCAAATGTATTTGTTGTTTTGTTTGCAACTAAATATCTTTTATTATTAAGTTCTGTCATACCTGCAACGCTTGTAATAGATATTTCATCACCATTACTATAGCCATGGCTTGTTGCTGTAATGACAACTGGATTAGCTTGAGTTGCTCCACTTATTGTTTTATCGCCTTCTAATATCTGACCATTATCTTTATAGAAACGAATATACTGATTACCAAACTCCATCATATAAGTTTGTGTTGTAGAAAATTCAAAAGGTATTAATCTTGTTTTAGCTGCACTACTTTTTACTTCAGCTACAAAACGTGAACCTGATCTTCTTGCTGCTGAACCATGAGGATAAATAATCATGTTCTCTAAAGTCTTACAGCCTGAAGAATATTTACTTAGATCATTACGACCATCGAGTCTTGGTGATAATTCACCGCCAGTGAAGTTAGTTAATTGAACTGCAACTCTTGCCATGTATTAGAACCTCGAATTGATAAACGTATCAGCTCCAATAACATCCGCCATTCCTTTTTCAGGGTTCATGTTTTGACCCTCTGTTGAATCTACAAATCTAGCTTCTTTCAATTTCTGTTGAAACAAATCATACATATTTTTAGCTACAGGATTTGAAGAGGTTACAGCATAAGCAATGTCAGCAGCTAAAGCAGCTGATAAAGTTTCTCTTAATAATTCATCATATTCATTAGGGTCAGTAACTCTTGAAACATATAAAATTTTCATTGAAGAATTGTCTGTTAATATTTTCCTACCTTCAATTTTATAATCTGAATCAAAATCTAATATGGTTAAAACTCTTAAACAATCAGCAGGTAAAGTAAATTGTGATGTGAAACCCCATGCTGGAGTATCGCTATCTGCTGCTAGTTCTACTCTTTTTTGTAAAGAATTCCATGGATGTGATCTGAATACTGAATCTCTTATTTGTGTAAATCTAGCATTGCATAGTCGAGCATTTTTAGAATCTTCAGTCAAAGTTAAGATTGTTGATGCTCCTAACTGATTCAATGCTCCGTTACAAATGTCTACTACTGATGCCATAATATTTTATATTCTAAAATTTAAATAAAAGATAGGGGATTTCTCCCCTATCTCTATAACATGATTAATTAACTACGTATGAAATATTCCAAGACATAGTACCGATAGTACCACCAGCAGCTGCCATTGTAGCAGCGATGTAGTAATATCCTCCAGGGTCTGTAGAATCACCAGCTAATTCAAACATTTTTTTACCAGCAGTGTCGATGTCAGCAGCTTCGAATCTAACGTCTGCCATTGCAGCACCATCAGCTACTGCAGTTGCAAAAACATCTTCATCTTTAACTGTTCCATCAGTTTTGTATATGCCGACATTGAAAGTACACGATCCACCTAAACTATCTGAACCAATGAATAAACTTGGTACAGCAGCATTTGAAGGGATCGGTGCTAACATAACAATATCGTCATTATCACTATCACCTGCTGCTAATTCAACTGTTCCATGTGCTGTTCTTAGAACACCATGTAATTCAGCTGAGTTGTTAGCAACTTGAGGGGATGCCTCAAAGTTTGCAACTAGGTCTGTATTTTTAGTTCCCATAACTTTTTATCCTCCTCTATTACGACTCTGTACATTGTACTTCAACAACTTTATCTTCTTCCATTCTAGTTGCTCCGAAAGATGCACAGTAGTAAACTTGTGTAGCATACCCTTTGTCTGATCTTTCATCGATTCTAGCCATAACGTCTTTACCTACGCCAAGAGCAATTCCGTCTTGAGCATAAGCTATGCACGATCTTGTTGTGCCGTCTAAAGATAGTCTGTTTGATACAATGAAGTTAAAACCAAGAAACGAATTGATCTCACCATTTGCCAATGCTTTGACAGTGTTGAAATCTGAACTTGTTACCTCAGTTGTTCCAAGTAAATCAGTGATCTGTTTAGGACCAACAATGATAAATCTTGGGATTGATGGATCAACACTATTTAAATCAAGAGTCTGTTTTGCAGTTCTTAATTTTGCAATAGTTAAACCAGCAGAACCATGTACGATTTGATTCGCATTAGCTGTGCTAGTTGATCCTGTTTCACCAGTGAACGCTGTTCCTAAAGCGGCACTAATGATTTCATCATCCATAGCTCTACCCATAGCAAACGCTGCAGCTTGAGCATAAGATGATGTTGGGTCGATTAAAAGACGTACTTTGTCTTGTTCGTCAATCAAATCAGCAAATTCATAATCCACTAGAGATACCCTTCTTCTTGCATGAGGAGTATCAATCTGAGGAGTATCAGAATGTCTGCTCGTTCTTTTTACAGCAGTCACTGATCCAACTTGATCGAAGAAAGCATTTTTTCCTACAACGCTTTCAACTCGTACTTTATCTCTTAACAACGAACCCATTTGTTGTGACAACATTTGAATGTTAGCAGAGTACTGCTGAACAAATGCTGTAGTTACTTGTGATGACATATTAGTCTCCCATTGTTAAGTTTAGTTATAATCAGAAAGGTTCTCTGTCGAGAGACAGGCATCTCTTGGATTTAAAGTCTTTTAGACTAGAGTCTATTCCCTCTTGTCAGTAGGGTTCTTTCGAATTGTCCCACCTTTTATCCATTTATAATATTTATCACAAATTGGCAAGGGGTCTTTTTTTTGATACTCCGTACCTGTTTCTTTTACGATACGGAGTATTTCTAATCTTACTTCTTCTTGATTTAAATGATCGTTACTTGGCATTTTGCATTTCTCTTAAAGTCAATACTTGCTGAACAATTTTAGCATGATCAGGATGTGTATTATTCCAATAAGGACCTGTTTTATCATTTATGATTTGAGATATTTCTGCATCATAATCTCTACCTTGATTTACATTTTCACTCTCTGTGGATATAATTTTATCTTCAGAAAGCATATCAGCAATCTTAGCAAAGCCTTTGATGACATCAGGATTATCTCCAAGTCTTGATCCATCTTTCATTGGTAAATCTAAAACTTCAGCTTTCATATTTGCTTTAGCAAGTGATGCAGCTTTTTGAATATTTGCATCATAGGATTTACCCCACTCTTGTCTTAGCACTTGTTGAGCTTGTGCTTGTGCAGTCTCAGCATCTATTTGAGTTTGCTTTGCAGTTTGTTCCATAGAATTTTTATAAAACTCTAAGATGCCTTGAGCTTGTTTATTATTTAAACCTAGCTTGTGAGCATTCTCTGCAAACTGTTTGACCGCAGTCTCTTCGATTGGCACAACTTCTGACTTGGCTTCAAGTTTATATTTTTCAGCAGACTCAGGTCTACCTAGTTTATCATAAACTTCATTCCAATGATCTTCTGTTGAGTTTTGATTTGGCACAGCAACTTTATCCGTACCAATCATTCGTGTTGCGTTAATATATGATTTAGCTAACGCATCAATCTCAGTAAACTTAGCAATGTTTGGATCGTTTCTAAATTCTTCTGATATTGTTTCTTTCCATGACGTTGCAACTTTTGGCTGCTCAGTTGTGGCAGAAATGTTTTGAGTTGTTGTTTCTTGTTTAGTTTCTGTAGGCGTTTTTGTCGTTTCTACAGGCGAAGCTGGTTGCTCCGTTATCTGCGTTTGTTCTGACATTTTTATCTTCCTTTTTCATTATCGTTCAGTAGCATTTGTTTTATAAATAGAAGAACGCTACGTTGTCCTTCCATATATGCACTTTCATGACTATCACCTTTGATGTTAGTCGTATGATAAAAGTGACATCTCTTTTCTAAATCAGACAATACTTTTTTACCATCGTCTGTTTCAAAAACTTGTTTATAGCTAATTCTTAATGCAGCTATTTGTTTTTCAAAATCTTCTTGTTTTCTTTTTGCTTCACCCATTATTCTGCTTCGGCATTAGCAAGTGCTTTTGCTTCTTCAGGTAATACTTTTGCTAGTGGTGCTATATCACCTCCTGCTTTTGCTACTTGTTGAAGTTGTTGCATTTGTGCCATTTGCTCCTGTTGTTCTTGTTTCTGTTGTCTTTCTGCATTCATCTGTGATCTTGGTTTTAAAATCTTTTGTGGAACACCTACAATGTCTGCAAGATGTCTTACAAGATTATCCATATTCACATGATCAAACACAGGAGCTACATTAGCTAAACTTCCCATAATTTCAATAGCTCTCATTATTGATTGTAACTCTGTGGATTTCTGTGCCTTAGCTAATGGTGATACATATTCAATTTCTATATCTTGACCTGATAAGAAATCAGGTGCTGGTCTAAATTGATTCTTTCTAAATAAAATATTGAAAGCTCTATCAATTAAAGGTTTTAATAATTCAGATTGTAGTCTGCCTAATACTGGTCCAAGTAATCTCATCTTCTCTTCGTTTCTCTGTATAACTTCTGTTGCTGTCATTTGTGGACCTTGTTGCATCATAAGTTGATTTACATAAAAAGCATTTCTTATTGAGCTACGTCTTTGCTCTTCCATGTTCAATCCTAATGGTGTGTTTGCACCAATATTCAAAGGTTCAATTCTATCTCTCGTACCTGCTCTGTAAAAATTCAAACCACCTGGTACAGTTCTTACTGGTAAAATAAATCCATCATCAGGCACAAGTAATGGTGGGTCTACTTGTTTCTGTGCAGCTTTGATTGTTGTTTTAGACATTTCATTTAACATCTTGACATCAGGTAATGCTGTCATTGCAGGTGATCTTCCATAAATTTCATGTGATGCTTTTAAATATCTTGGGACAACAAATGGAAACTCTCTGAATCCTGATACTGATAATTCATCACCGCT